AAAAATATATAACAATATATTAAATAGCGTACATATATATAGTTAGGTGTGTTAAAATGGTAGTGTGAGAAGTTTGACGGAGAAGCAAGACTTTTGTTGAATACTGATAATAATTTCCTTTTTTTAAAATGTTTACAAGCAGAAATAATTCTCCGTTAGAAACTTACCATTTTGTTGAATAACATATTTTTGCACAAAGCACCTTAATCGGTGCTTTTTGTTTTGTTGAGAAAGGATGGTGGAAAATTGGCAAAATTAACATTAAAACAGCAAAAATTCGCTGATGAGTACATCATTAGCGGAAACGCGACAGAAAGTTATTTAAAAGCAGGTTACGCTAAACAAAAAAGAAGTAGCGCTGAAGCGAACGCAAGGAAATTACTCGGGAACTACTTGGTGAAAGCATATTTAGAAGAGCGCATGGCTGAAATAAAAAGTGCAAGGATAGCTAGCCAAGAAGAGGTATTAGAATTCTTCACAGCTGCAATGCGAGGGGAAATTTTAGAACCAATGGCAATTGGATTAGGAGACGGAGCGCAACAAATAATCGAAGTAAAACCGAATGTAGCAACTAGAAAAAGTGCTGCTGTTGAGCTAGCTAAAAGATATGGATTGTCAACAGCTAAAGTTGATGTAAATGTTAAAAGTGAAAATAAACTTGCTGGAATCTTACTCCAGTTAGAGGATGATAAAGATGAGTGATTTCATTCTATCTCCTAAATATAAAAAGTTTCTAAAGCATAAAGCCGAAGCTGAAGCACTAGAAGGAACTACAGCAGCAGGTAAAACTACAGTAGGGATTGTTAAGTATATGTTGGCGGTAGCAAAGAGTAAACAAAAGCTGCACTTCATCAGTGCTAAATCTGTAGGAGATGCTGAAAAGAATATTATTAACTCAGATTTAGGAATTATAGATGTGTTTGGAGAGTACGTCGATTATAAAGGGAATGGAGATTCTAAATATAAAATCCCTCATATCAAATATGATACACCTAACGGAGAAAGAATAATATTTATATTAGGTTATTCATCAAAAGATAAGTGGGAAAAAGCATTAGGTTCACAGTTCGGTTGTGGATTTATAGATGAGATTAACACAGCTGATATGGACTTTGTGCAAGAAGCAACCATGCGGTGTGATTATTGGATATGCACAATGAATCCTGATGATCCTACACTCCCTATCTATTCAAGGTATATAAACAGGTTTAGAGCCTTACCTAAATATGAATATGACACACCTCAAGAGATAAGAGAAATGCTAACTGAACCGGAACACCCTAAATGGACGTACTGGTTTTTTTCTTTTGATCATAACTATGGATTGACAGAAGAAAAGAAAGACAAGATTAAAAGCACAGTTGCTGTAGGTACAAAACTTTATAAGAACAAAATTCAAGGTTTAAGAGGACGTGCAGAAGGTTTAGTATTCAGTATGTTTGATAGAAAATTAAACGTTATAACCGAAGATATAGCAAGGACTAAAACATTTATTCGGTATTCTTGTGGCGTCGATACATCATACTCAGAAAAGACAGAGGACACGATATCGTTTATCTTTCAAGGCATCACAACAGACGGAGAACTTATTGTGCTTGAAGAGAAAACTTATAACAATAAAGATTTTAATAACAGCAAGATAGCACCATCAGATGTTGCAGTAAAGCTGCATAAGTTCCTGGATTATTGTAAAGATAAATGGGGCTTCTGCAGAAAAGTTTATATAGATAACGCTGACCAAGCGACAATGATGGAATTAAGAAAGTATAAGTCGCAAAAAGGTTTGATATATGAGTTTTATAATGCTGATAAACGTATGAAAATTATAGATAGGATAAATATTTCAAGTGGTTGGATGAAAAATTTGAAATACTTAGTACTAAACCATTGTGAAGAACATATCAGAGAGTTAAATATATATTCGTGGAAAGAAGATAAAGACGAACCAGAAGATAGAAATGACCATACTATCAACGCTAGTCAATATGGATATATACCTTACATTAATATTATTGGTCAACAAAATAAACAAGATAATCAATACAGCACGCTTGTTGCTGGATTTGGGAAAGGATAATAAATGGCATATAATGAAACATTCGTTGATAGTACTGGTAAAAGCAAAACATTAACACTTAGATTTCATAGAGAGTCAAGGATGCGATATAGAATTAATAACATTGAAGAATTATTTGAAAACGAACATAAAGTCTTAAGAGAATTCCTTGAGCATCATAAAAGTATACAACGTCCTAGAATACAAGAACTGTACGATTATTCAGAAGGTAATAACCATACTATTAGTATTCAACAAAGACGTAGCGAGCAAGACATGGCAGACACTAGAATTGTACATAATTTTGGTAAGAGTATATCTGTATTTAAGCAAGGATATTTAGTTGGTAAACCTATTCAAGTTGAATACGATGACGAAGAAGAAGATAGCGAAACAGACGAGGTACTTAAAGAGATAGCGAAGGTTAATAGCTTTCATGATTTAAATAGAATGTTAGTACTAGACTTATCAAAAGTGGGTAGAGCATACGATTTAGTTTATCGTTCAATGGAAGATGTAACGAAAGTCAAGAGGTTAGATCCATTAAATACATTTGTGATTTATGATAATACATTAGAAGATAAAATGTTAGCTGGTGTAAGATATTACTCTGTAGGACTTTCAGATAACAAGAAACATTTTATTGATGTGTATATTAAAGATGTTATTTATAAGTGTCAAATGATAGAAGGTGTAATTACTGAGTTAGCAATTGAACCTCATATGTTTAACGATGTTCCTATTACAGAATACCTAAATACAGCTGAAGGTATGGGGGATTACGAAAGTGAGCTATCTTTAATCGACTCATACGATGCAGTTCAATCTGACACAGCTAACTACATGACAGATACATCAGATGCAATACTTGCTATATTTGGTCAAGTAGAATTTCCGGATGATGTAACTGGAGATAGCAATAAACAAGTTGAGTATATGAGAAAAATGCGACGTGCAAGGTTACTTCAGTTAAAACCACCTGTAGATATTAATGGGACTGAAGGTAAAGTAGATGCTAAATATTTATATAAGCAGTATGATGTGAACGGTGTTGAGTCATATAAAAAACGTATTGTAAATGACATTCACAAATATACTAATACTCCAGATATGACAGATACGAATTTCAGTGGTATTCAAAGTGGAGAGGCAATGAAGTATAAACTGTTCGGACTTGAACAAGCTAGAGTAGATACTCAATCTCTATTTGAAAAAAGTTTAAGGAGAAGATACCAACTTATAGCTAATATAGGAGACTTTGTTAAAGAACTTACTGATTTTGATATTTCAAAACTTAAAATTACATTCAATCCTAATTTGCCAAAAGCACTTGAAGAAACTATTAATGCATTCAAATCATTAGGAGGAATGGTTACTAATGAAACAGCTATGAGATTGACAGGTATTGTAGATGACCCTAAACATGAACAAGAGTTGCTAGATACTCCAACAATTACTTTAGATAATAGCTATGACGTTGATAAAGGTAAGTTAATGTATAAAATATCAAGTATACTTAAGAAGTTCAAATCAGGAGATTATAGCGAGCCATTAGCTAGAAAATTCTTAAAAGATTTAGGATTAAGTGAAGAAGATATAGAAAGCTACTTACACGACGGCGAAGAGGTGCTAGTAGATGAAGAAACAATCATTTAGTTATTGGAAAAAGCGAGAGTTAGCAAATCAATTAAATCAGATAAAAGATGAGAAAGTAACCATAGAAAATATGGAAGAAAACTTTAACCTTGCATTAGAAGACATAGAACAGCAAATAAACGTATTCTATGAGAGATATGCAAAGAGCCAAGGTATTTCTATCGAGGAAGCTTTGAAACGAGTATCAGAGCATGATGTAAAAGCATTTGAGAAGAAAGCTAAAGAGTATGTTAAGAAGAAAGACTTTTCTCCTGAAGCTAATGCACAACTTAAACTCTACAACGCTACTATGAGAATTAACAGATTAGAATTGTTAAAAGCTGAGTTGAATTTACATTTAACAGACTTAACTGTTAAGAATAGCGACCTCATAGAAAAGCATTTAGAGAAGTTAGCTGATAGAGAATATGCTAGACAGTCCGGAATACTTGATACTAAGCTTAGGTTTAGTAAAGAAGGCGTAAAAGCTATTGTTAATAGTGATTATAAGTACGGAAACTTTAGCAAGAACATTTGGACTAATCAAGAAGCTCTGATGGGAAATATTGCCACGATGTTAAGGCGTTCTATCATCCAAGGAGCTAACCCAACTGATATGATAGGAAGGCTTAGAAGTCAATTCAATGTTAGCAAGCATGAAGCTAAAAGACTGCTAGTTACAGAAGCTTCTAGAGTTCAAGGAGATGTACAGCTTGATGCAATTGAGCAAGCCGGATATGATGAGTATATATATATTTCAGAACCTACAGCTTGTGATATTTGCAAACAGTTAGACGGTAAACATTTCAAGATTAAAGACAGAGAAGTAGGAGTTAATTTCTACCCTATGCATCCTTATTGTAAATGTTCAAGTGCAGCTTACTTTGACAGCGAACAACTAGAAAAAGAAATAGCTGAGTACAGAAAAGAAAGAGGCTTGGATAAAGCAGTAGAAAGTGATATAATAAAAGGTAAAAACCTATTTGAAAAAATGGTTGAGGGCTTTAAGTTTGGCAAAAGAAACCGTTCGACAATCGCTAAGGATTTATTAGAAAGACTTGGGCTAGAAGATTTACCAATAGATTTTCATACGAGAGGTGGTGCAAGAGGTTTTTGCAGTTTCACTCAGGATGGAGATGTATTAAAAATAACTAAATATAGTTTAGAGAAAAGGGATGATAGAGAAAGACCTTATCAGTTGAAAACTATATTCCATGAAGCTTACCATGCTAAAGGACATGGACGTAAATTTGATTATGCTGATGGGAGAGTTATTAATAAACCATCATTAGCAATTGAAGAAACCTTTGCTGAAAGTTCAGCGCATTATGCCATGAGAAAAATGGGCGTAAAAGAGCAATTAAGCCCTGCTTATGCTGAGTATTTAGTTGATACAGTTCCAAGGTTGAAGAAATTAGAAAAATACAGTTCAATTAATAATATTGCAGACTTAGGAGAGATTGTCTGGAATGATAGGTTGAAAGGTCAAGATTCACAATGGAATAAATTAGTTAAAGAGATTAATAAGATTAATCACAATTGGCAACAATATGGATTACAATATGAGAAATATATCAAGGAGTATAAAGAAAGGTTAGTTGATAAGTTCTTGGAAAATGCACCTAGTCAAAGAAAATATAGAGATTATATGGTTAGGGATATAGACAACATATTTAATAAACTTCATAAAGGTGAGCAACTGACACATTCGGAAATATTTGTATATCAGAATGTATTAGTCAATGTTATGAATGAAAAGGGGGTTAAGTAATGTACTTACCAAAAGAATTATTTAGAAATATAAACAATGAAGAAGCGGTATTAGAAATAATATCTGATTTAGAGATAGACTTAAAAACAGATAAATCTTTAACCGTAGAAGAGGCAATATCAAGGTTAGAGGACTTAGGGGAAGATTTAATTATAAAAGAAATAAAGTCAAACTAATTATTAAACACTTAACAGCTTGTTAGGTGTTTTTATTTTAAATTCGTCCTAGACATGACGTTAAAAGGTCTTTTTATTATGTCAAATTAAACTAGCGTGGATTATTACTTAGGGGAAGTGGTGCACAACTAAACCGAAAGGATAATACTAGCGTGGATAAGGAGAAACAATGAACAAACAATTTTTATTAAAACTAAACTTACAACACTTTGCAGAGGAAGGGACAACAGAATCAACATCTTCTGAAACAGAGTTTAAAGCACCATCTAATCAATCTGAATTAGATAGTATTGTTAATAAAGCGGTTCAAACAGCGTTAAGTAACCAAAAAAATAAATCTGAAGAAGAATTCCAAAGTAGAATAGAAGCAGAGATTAAAAAACGTGAAGACTATGCCAAATTGAGTGAAACACAAAAACGAGATAGAGACTTTGAAGAGAGGCAGAACAAATTTAACGAAGAGGTCGCTGCATTCAAGTATTCACAATTAGTTATGGAAGTAAAAGAAGATTTAATCAATAAAAAGCTGCCGGTAGAATTAGCTGAAACTTTTGCAAAACATGGTTCAGCAGAAGAAGCTTTAAAGGCGGTGAATGTGTTTGAGAAAGCATTTAAAGAAGCAGTTAACGAAGCTGTAAAAGAATCAGCTAGACAAACAACACCAAGTGTAGGAGTGAATGGTGCAGAAAAAACTATGAACTTAGGAGCTAGATTAGCGCAAGGTGTTAGTCATAAAAAACCATTTTAGGAGGATAAAAGATGAAAACAACAACAATTTTTAATAAAACTGAAATTCTACATAATTTAGATTATGAAGCTATTTCAGTAACAGTAGATAAAGCAACTACAGGAACAGTAACAGAAAATGGGCGTAAGCTATTAAAAGCCGGCACATTCTTAGCTGGAGATGGTAAGTCTATTTTCGAAGATAGAACAAAAAAAGTTAAGAAATTAACTAACGATGCAACAGCACAATATGTTGACGGAGTAGCGTTACATGACGTTGATTTAACTGATGGTGACTCAATAGTGGCGTGTGTATTCAAAGGTACTTTACGAGAAGATAAATGTAATGGTGGTACTGTTGATGCAAACGTAAAATCAAAATTAAACTTAATCAAATTTGTAAAAGGTGTTTAGGAGGTAAAAATATATGGCATTAATTTATGATACAATTACAGCTGAAAATGTAAGTGGATATTGGAATGGTTCACAAGAAAAAGTAGATACTACTTTAGGAGATAAATTATTCCCAGCTAGAAAACAACTAGGGATCAAATTAGCGTTTGTAAAAGGTGGAAGTGGGAAGGCAGTAGCTTTAAAACCTGCTGCGTTTGATACTAAAGTACCATTACGTGAAAGAATGAACTTAAGCGTAACAGAAGAGCAAATGCCATTCTTCAAAGAAGGTTTAGTAGTTAAAGAAGAAGACAGACAACAATTAAATATGATTGCTGCTACCGGTAATCAAGCACTTATCGACAGTGTGATTACTGGTATTTTTGATGATACAACACACCTTATAAGTGGTGCATTGGCAAGATTAGAAGCTATGAGAATGCAAGTGTTAGCAACTGGAAAAATCTCATTTAACAATAACGGAGTAGCTCAAGAGTTTGATTATGGTGTTAAAGACTCTATGAAGGGTACTGTCAAAAAAGCATGGACTGATGCAGCGGCAACTCCGCTTGCTGATATTGAAGCTGCTATTGAAGCTATGACAAATCAAGGTAAGAAAGCAGAAATTCTTATCATGACTCAAAAAACATTCAGTTTAATCAAAAAAGCAGACTCAACTATTAAAATTGTTAAACCACTGGCACCTAAAGGAGCATCAGTAACAAATACTGAATTAACTGATTATCTTTTAGATGCACACGGTGTAAAAGTTGAGATTAAAAACGATACATTTACTGATGATGATGGAACTGCTAAAAATTTCTATCCAGAAGGTTATGTATCATTTATTCCTAATGCTACCTTAGGAAATACAGTGTTCGGTACTACACCGGAAGAGTCTGACTTATTAGGTGGGAACATTTCTGGAGTTGATGTATCGATTGTAAACAAAGGAATTGCTATTACAACTCAAAAATTAGTAGATCCTGTTAATGTTCAGACAAAAGCATCTATGATTGCTTTACCATCGTTTGAAAGATTAGATGATGTTTACATGCTAGACATTCAACCATAGGTAAAAGCTTATGGATAAAGATATAGTGTTGTTCAACGTTAAGGAAGACTTAGATATTCGTGATACTTTGCAAGACACTATAATTCGCAGACTTATTGACAAAGTCGTAGACCACTTTAAATTTGCTTATAAACAAGATGAAATAAATGATAAATATCGTTTCATCATAGAAGACTGTGTAATTAAACGTTTTAATAGGCGTGGTGCTGAAGGTGCCACGGCTGAAAGCGTTGAAGGACATTCAGTAAGCTATGAAACTTTCCTTAATGAGTTCGCCCCTTGGGATGAAATGTTAAGGGAAGATTTCAAGAATGGGAAAGCTAAGAAGGGACAACTATTTATTTTCTAATGAGATACTCAGATAGAGCAGTCTTTAAACAAATAAGCAAAGAAGAATATGACTATGAAACAGGAGAACACAAAAATACAGAACTTTATTCTGATGTTGTAACATGTTTTGTAATGGATCTAGGAATTGATAAGTCTGTTAAATTATTCGGAGATTATAGCAAGCAAAGAAAAGTTATATATCCTAAGAATGCTTATACTAAGCCTTTTAACCTTGTAGAGTATCGAGGCCAAAGGTATATACCTAAAGTCGATAAGCAGCTTAATAAAGTATTTTATCTAGAAAAGGATGATAGTATTGGGGCTTAAAGTCTATGGACATAAAAAGCTAAAAATAAACCTTGAAGATATTAGGCAAATGAAAGCTGTAAAAGGGATTGTTAAGGATAATACCGCTTATTTAAACCAAGAAATGATTAAGCAAGCAAAATTTGTAGGTGGTTATTCTACAGGTAGAACAAAACAAAGTATAAGTTTGTTTATTGGGAATAGCGGACTATATGGAAAAGTACATCCTAATACAAAATACTCTCCGTATTTAGAATATGGTACAAGATTTATGGATAAACAACCTTTTGTTAAGCCTGCTTTTCAAAAAGCGAAGAAAAAATTTATAAAGGACTTGGAAAAATTAACATGATAAAAACCAGAGAACAAAGTATATTTGATGAAGTGTTCAAACAATGTAAGTTATTAGGTTATAAGGTCTACGATTATAAGCCGATGAATGAGGTACCTTATCCATTTGTAGAAATGGAAGATAGCTCTGTTAGTTACACTCCTAATAAGACAGATGTCAAAGGTAGTGTTAACCTGAGTTTATCTGTGTGGGCTCTACAATCAAAAAGAAAAGAAGCCTCTAATATGGCAAATGCTATTCTTGAAAAATGTTTGAGGATAGAGCAAACAGACGGGTATTATTGGTCGTTGAACTTGAATGCAAGTAAAATACGAATACTAGATGATACAACAACTGTTACACCGCTGAAACGAGCTGTAATTGAGTTGGAATTTAATTTAAGATAAAGGAGATAAAAAATGTCAGAAACACAAAAAACATATGAAGCCAAAAAAGGCGTTGATATAATTCTTTTATATAGATTGTTAAAGAATGCTAAAACAGAAGCAGCTTTTAAATTAGCGTTCCAAACAGAACATCAAAATGAAATTAGTAGAGATGCTGATGCTCAAAAAACAAAAGATGGAAACATTCAAAATTTATCGGCTATTGAATATGATTTCTCAGCAACTTCTATTGTTGCAAAAGGTGATAAACACGTTGATGAATTGAAAAAAGCTATAATCAATGGTGAATTGATTGAAATTTGGGAAATTGATAAAGCTGAAAAAAATACCGATGGTAAATATAAAGCTACTTATTATCAAGGATACATAACTAAATACGGAATGACAGCTAATTCAGAAGATAGCGTTGAGTTAGAACTTGAATTCTCTATTAATGGTGAAGGGAAAGACGGTTTTGCAACTCTAACAGCTGACCAAGCCGAAGTTGTTCAATACGTATTTAAAGATACCACAATAGAAGCGGGATAATAATTTAATAAAAGCTAACTGGTAAAACTGGTTAGCTTATTTTTTTCGGAGGATTACAGAATATGCAATTAACTATTAATGAAAAAACAGTAAATGTAAGATTTGGAGTGGGATTTGTACGAGAGCTTGACAAAAAGTTTCCGTTAGAAGCTAAAGGCGTTAAATTAGGAATGTCTTTAAGTATGAAAATTCCAGAAATTTTAGGTGGAGATGTAGCGAGTTTATCTGATGTGATATATGCGGGTACTATTCTTGAAAAAGAAAGACCGTCGCAACAAGAAATTGATGAATTTATCGATAACCATTCTAATATCGAAACATTATTCGATGAAGTATTAAAAGAACTTGAAGAAAGTAATGCGGGAAAGAGAATTCTAAAACAAAACAAAGCGACTCTGAACCAAGAGAACAAGGAGAACGAAGAGAACTAAACTCTAAAGAAGCTTACGAAGAAATAGTAATAAATTGTGTAAGGTTTCTTAATATAACAAATGTAAGAGATATTGACTACCTAACTCTTTACGAATATGACTTGCTTATGTTTGGCGCTAAATTAAGGCAAATTGACCAAGAATTAGCGCACCATCAAAGAGCATGGTTAAACAGGGAAGTAGAGAGAACGGAAGAGCGAGGTAAAAAGCAATATTACGTTTACAGTTCATTTAAAGACTTTTTCGACTATGAGAAAGAATTAAAACTACTCAACGGAGAAGAAGTAACTAAAATTCAAGATAAAGAACTTGGTAATTTATTACTAAAAGCAAATACGTAGGAAAGGAGGGAGTTTATGGCAGAACAATATTCAGTTGAAGCTGTCTTATCAGCGGTAGATAAAGGTTTTGGGAATGCATTAGACATGATCAATGATAAGCTTGATAAGTTTGATAATAAAGTTGGCAAAACTGAAAATAGCGGACAGAGATTAGGTAGTACTTTTAAAGCAATGGCATTAGCTAATTTAGCGGCAAGTGCAATTACTAAGGTAACTGGTGATTTAAATAGTTTGGTTAGTGAATCTGTTAAAGCATCTGATGCAATGGATAAATTCCGAAATACGATGAAATTCGCAGGATTAGATAATAGCGCCATAGAGAAAAGTGCTGCTGCGGTTAAGAAATACGCTGACGATACAGTATATGATTTAGATACAATAGCAAATACAACTGCACAATTAGCTGCAAACGGTATTAAAGATTATAACGGATTAACTCAAGCAGCGGGTAACTTAAATGCAGTAGCTGGTGGTAATGCTGATACGTTCAAATCTGTCGCCATGGTTATGACGCAAACAGCTTCAGCAGGTAAGCTTACTAGTGAAAACTGGAGGCAGTTATCCGATGCAATTCCAGGAGCTAGTGGTAAGATTCAAGAAGCACTTAAGAAAAACGGAGCCTACACTGGAGACTTTAGGAAAGCATTAGAACAAGGTAAGATTAGCGCTGATGAATTTAACCAGGCCATCATGGATTTAGGTATGACAGACGTAGCAAGAGAAGCGGCAACCTCAACTAAAACCATTGAAGGGGCTGTAGGTAATATGAAAGCTGGAATTGTAACTAGTATTATGGAGATAATCGATGCTATTGGTAAAGATAAAATAACAGGAGCAATTACAGCGTTAGGTAACTTTATAACTGGAGGTTTAGGAACGCTTAAAACAGTAATACCACCTATTATCAGTGCTATAGGGGGATTATTTAACATTCTTAATCAAAATAAAGCTGTAGTCGTAGCGTTAACCGGAGCTTTTGCAGGATTTAAAACGGCATTAGCAATTACTAGCGCTATTCAGTCTGCGAAGAGTGCTTTAACTGCCTTCAAAGCAGCACAACAAGCGGCAACAATAGGACAAGCGGCGTTAAATGCTGTAATGTCTTTAAATCCTTTTGCGGTAATTGTAGCAGCAATAACAGCCTTAGTTGCATTACTAATATACTTATGGAATACAAACGAAGGTTTTAGAAATGCAGTAAAAGGAATTTGGGAAGGAATAAAGAGTGCATTTGTAGGAGCATGGAATGCTATAAAAGCTGTATGGAGTGGTTGTAAAGAATTTTTCAACGGTATTTGGGAAGGGATAAAAGCTGGAGTACAAGGTATTGTTGAATGGATAGTACAAACTTGGAATAGTGCAGTATCCCTATTACAGACAGTGTGGAATACTATATCAAGTGTAGCAAGCTCTGCGTGGACTTTTATTACTCAAAATATAATGACGGTTGTACAACCGTTTATTGATACTTTTGTAAATGCGTGGAACATTTTAAAAGAAGGTTTAAATGGAGTTTGGGAAGGTATCAAAATGATTTTCCAAGCTGCGTGGGAATTTATAAAAACTATCGTGTTAGGTGCGGTGTTGATTGTCATTGATTTATTAACAGGTAATTTTACTAAGTTAAAAGAAGATTTACAAATGATTTGGGATGGAATTAAAAATGCATTTTCTATTGTTTGGGAAGCGATTAAGACTATAGCGGTTACTGTTGTTACTACTTTAGTAAATTTAGTGAAAAATTCTTGGGAAGGTCTAAAAACAACCTTAACTACATTATGGAACTTTTTAAAAACTACAGCTTCTACCGTATGGAACGCACTTAAAACAGCTGTGGTAACTATTGTTACTAATTTAATTAACTCAATCAGAACTAACTGGGAAAATTTCAAAACATTCTTTAATACGCTATTAAACACTGTTCAGAATATAGCTGTAAATACTTGGAATACTATCAAATCAACTGTCAGCAACATTATTAGCGGCTTAGTGGATACCGCGCAACAAAAATGGAATGAGTTTAAACAAGGTGTTCAAGAGTTAGTTGATAAAGCTACAAATCTTTTTAATTCATTAGGTGATATAGACCTGTGGGGCGCTGGTAAAGCTATAATAGATGGTTTCCTAAATGGACTAAAATCAGCTTGGGGAAGTGTACAGAATTTTGTTGGGGGGATAGCGGACTGGATTAGAGATAACAAAGGGCCTATCTCTTACGATAGAAGACTCCTTGTCCCAGCTGGTAACGAAATAATGGGAGGTTTCAATAAAGGTTTAGATAATGGATTTACAAAGACTATGGATAAAATACAAGGTATTACTGGGAACATTCAATCAAGATTTAATATTAATCAAAGTAAAGCATTGAATGTAGAAAGTTCATACCAAGGTCATTCTATTAATATTAATTTTAAATTAGGTAATAGAGCCTTTAAAGGTTTCGTAGAAGATATAAATGGATTAAATGGAGAGATGGTGCAACTAGAAGAAGTTTATGCACTGTAAATTGGAGGAATGTAAATGTACAATTTTACTAACACTAATGAAATAGGGGAAGTACAACATTCCTCTATTCAAACCATATTTAACGGTAAGAATATCGATTTACAAGGTTTTAGAACACTAACAGTAACAGGTAGAGCACTTATCGGGAAAAAGATAGATAGTACAGATATACCTGCAACTGATGGTAAATATTTTATATCTAGTCAATTAGAGCCAAGAGAAATTACAGTTAAATTTCAATTAAAAGCTACAAACAATGAAGATTATAGAAACCAGTTTAATTATTTAAATATGTTGTTACATAGCTCAGAACCAAAAGAACTGAAATTTACCGATGAAGAAGAATACGCTTATACGGGGATATTACAAAAAGTTGGAAGTATTGAAGAAACAGGTAATACAGTTGTTTCTACCTATAGTTTTTTATGTTTAGATCCCTACAAATATAAGGCTCCTAGAGTAGATATAGGAGTTAATCAAGTTACGATATCTAAATTACTTAATAATCCTAATGAAGTTACGCCTGAATTAATTAAAATAATTACAGCGAGTAGTGGGGATAAAGTTATCATAAAAAACCAGACTACTACGCAAAAAATAGTTATCAATCATACATTTGTGATGGGGGATATTTTAGAAATAGATTTAAACGCTAATTATCCTCTAAAATTAAATGGAAATAATAAAAGTGAACTAATTGACTTTGTAGAAAGTGATTTTGATTTTACTGTTAAACAAAACGATATAATAACAATTAATAATTGCAAAAGGTTAGAAGTTCATACGAAAGAGAGGTTATACTAATGAAATTATTCTTGTTTAATAATGATGAAAAGTTAATAGGTACAACTTCTCCGTTAGAAGCATACCAAAAAGAGGAACTTAATAGCATTCAAACTCTAGAGGCAATTGTTAAATATTCAGAGATTATAGAAAATGCAGTTTATATAGGTCACAAAGATTATGATAAAGCAGATGTATTTCATTTATATAAAATTGATACAGTAACTAAGCATGAAATAAATAACGTTAAAATTACATCTGTCAATTCATTTTTCGATGATATGGAAAGTGACGGTTATATCAAAGATTATAGACCTGTCAACAAGGGATTATTAGGTGTTATATCAACAATATTAGATGGTTCTAGATGGCAAGTAGGGACTTGTAATGTTCAAAGAATAATAAGAAATAATTTTTATTATACAACTAGAAAAGCTGCAATAAGTAAATTGATAGAAATAACACAAATTGAGGTAAAACCAAGATTTGTGTTCAGTCGTGGGAGAATAGTAGGCAGATATTTAGATATATTTAGCAGATTAGGGCGTGATAATGGGAAAGTATTTGTTCACGGTAGAGATTTGCTTACTGTCAGTGAAAAACAGTCTAAAGGGGCTATTTACACAGCTGTAGTAGGACGTGGTAAAGGTGAAGAAATAAGAGATGATGAAGGTCAAGCAACTGGGGGTTACGGAAGACGAATAACTTTCAAAGATGTTGTATGGACTAAAAGAGCTGGAAAACCTGTTGACAAGCCTGCAGGACAAGAGTATGTAGAAATACCAGCAATGACTCAATTATATGGTTTTAGTAACGGAACTAAACCTAGATTTAAAATTGTTGAATTTCAAGATGAAGAAGATCCGGAAAAATTACTATTACTTTCTTATCAATGGTTAGAAAAAAACAGTAGAGTCCAAGTTGAATACAGCGCAACAGTGTTGAATGTTGGTAATTTAGATTTAGGTGATACTGTAGGAATTAGCAATACTAAACTAGGTATTAAATATAAAACGAGAGTATTTAAAGTTGAACGTAATTTAATTGATAACAAATTAACAAAATTTGGAATCGGAGATAAAGTCACAACATCACCGTTCAGCAGAACTATTGAACTTGCTAAAGATGTTAAAAATTTTCAAGATGACACAATATATTGGTTAGATAAAATTAGAGAAAGGTTATCAGATAAATTCATAAATGAAGATGGCTATAATTACGATTTAAAAGCAAACAATGAATATAAATTGCCAGCTGGATATTATTCATTTGATAAGCCAATAGATCAAAACCCAACCAAGGTTGTGTATATGGGAGCTGGTAAGATTGCTATAGCTAATAGTAAGAAACCTAACGGAGAATGGAACTGGAAAACATTCCTAGATGGTGAAGGAGCAACTCTTGATTTAATCAATACCGGGATTTTAAAAGCTGGTAGAATTCAATCAGCTGACGGCACGTCATACTGGGATTTAGATACCGGAGAATTTCATTTAACGCAAAAATCAATTGAAGAATCTATAGTAGCGACAGTTAACGCTAAAAAAGATGAAATAGTTGAAGAAATAAAAAAAGATATAAAAGTAAAAGATGGTGTTAGCAGTTACATTCACAAGAAATATTCTAATAATTCAGATGGGCGAGGAATGAACGATAATTCCAATTCGAGTTATATTGGGATATACACTGGGACAAGCAAAACTGCTCCTACTGACTACACTCAATATAGTTGGACGAAAATAAAAGGCGAAGATGGTAGAAAAGGAGAAGATGGGAAGATTCCTAACTTCAACTTATTGATTAATTCTGAGATTAACGACGAGAACTCATTCAAAACGAATGGTGGAAATTTTAAATTAAATAAAGGTGATTACAACGGTAAAAATTCAATCGAAATAATCAACAACAATTTCACGAGCCCGGCTTTTCAAGGAGTGTATTTTAGAAGTTCAAAAACGTCATTTAAAAAAGGTGATAAGGCAGTGTTAAGGTTGCCGATGTACATCTACAGCGATATTCCGGTTGACAACGGAATGTTTATAATCGTTAAAGATGAAATAACTGGAACCGTGCCTTATGTTCGTTCAATTACCAACAGAGATCCACGGGACAAGTGGTTCGTGATTGAAGAAAAACTTGAAGCTCTTAAAGATTTTACTTCTACAGACGATTACATCTTCAAAGTTTACACTAATAATAACGGACATTTCAAAATCGCTGAACCTTATTTCGCACTAGGAGAAGAAGTGCCGAAAGAGTGGTTACCGAGCCTTGAGGATTTAAAGGCTCACTCACTAACAGCTAATGTAAGGATTAACGGCTCATATGAAGGTGCAAAGACTAGTGGCGTGAAATTCTTTGTAGATGTATTTTATGACGGGAAAAAAGTCACAGACGGCTTTAAATTGACCGCTAAAGTACATGGTGCAGGACTGAATAAAACTCAAGAAAATGCAACTTACAATAACACAGGCGAACTAACAAATGTTTATTACTTAGATGGCGAAAAAGACGGAACACCTATCACAATTCAACTTGATGTTGAGTATAAACACATTAGAACTACTTGCTTTTCAAAATTAGATAATCTACCAAGTCCTGAATTAGTTAAAGAAGTGATTAGCAAATATAAAACGTTTGACAGCACGTTAGAGCAGTTTAAATCTGAAATTGGAGAAATAACAAATAAGCAATTTAAGGTTGCTGTAAGAAATAAGCAACTTGCTAATTTGCCATCATTGAGGACTGGGAACGACTTATATTTTTACACAAGCGAAAACATGGAAAAAGGGAAAGTTTATACGTTTATAGCTGACATAAGAAAGTTTCCAGAAAATCAAAGTGCTAGAATTACTTCTGACATTAACACGTCCAACCAGAAATTGAGATACGGCTGGAACTTCTTTGTATTTCAAGCAAGAGAAAATAGCAAAGCGATTAATCTAGATCCACTAGGAGAAGGAACAGAAGTGAAGGACGTTGAAGTGTGGGAAGGCAGCTTCAACCATATGTTAGGTGAAGATGTCTTTGACGGTATCGTAGGTTCGCTTAGCAGTATGTTGAGCATTCAAACAAAGAATACTTACAGTGAAGGAAGATTCTACAAGGTTATATTTGATTTAGCAACGCCAATTCAAGGTGCGATGTCAATCAATGCTATAGATTATGTCGGCGGAAACGTTCCTAGAAACGCATATTATCCACTATCCACAAAAGATAACGTTCAATATGCAAAAGTTGATTCGAAAAGCAATACTAACAAAGATATAATACGGTTGGAATTTACTCAAAACGTTTCACCATCAGCAATTACAAATGTTAGAGTATATGAAATTCAACTAGGTGTTCGATATGCCGATAAAAACGAGATCGTTAACATTTCTTCATTAATCGACCAAGCTAAAGATGAAATAGCTCTTAGCGTTAAAGAAACTTATATGTCCAAAGCTCAAACTGAAGCAACTATCAAAGTAATGAAAGATAAAATTGAAAATGTTGTAACAACCGACAATTTCAGCACTACTTTAACCCAAAATGCTAGAGCGTTGAGAATAGCTTGGAATGAGATTTCTGATTATGTCCAGTTTGAGAACGGTGGAATGTCGTTCTATGATGAGAGTATCGCAAAGAGTAAATTACGTGCAAGAATAGATGGTGGTAACTATCAATTTTGGCGTGATGGATATACTCTAGGGGACATGGGAACAGGTGTGTTCGAAGGAGACCGCAACAAAAAGGGAATTCAATTCCATTTAGAATACGACGGCTGGTTCATGGGTTGGTCATATAAGAACAAACGTACTGATGATTTTTACACGTGGAAATGGGTTTACACATCGGGAAATTTTGGACCTTATAGAACCGACACATTAAATGCTGGTTGTGACATAAATTGTCAATGGAATCAACTTTATTATTTTGAAACGCGTTCAGATTGGTTGAGGGTAAAAGATGGTATTTCAGACACAATAAGGGTTAAGGGTGCAGATGACAGTATCTACACTTTAAAAATTAGAAATGGATTATTGGTGAGATAGGAGAAATTAAATGATAGCAACAAAAATAGCAACAGTTAAAAGCGACTTAATTAAATTCACAGAAATAATGGCAAGGGAGAATGAGTTGCCACCATTCATTGTGGTTGGTGTCCTTGCGGATATTCTTAGCGATTGGAAGAGCAAGGAGTTAGTGCAGGTCAACGACGCATATGCTCGTCGAATAAAAGAGTTGAATGAAGAAGGTGAAAAAGATGTACAAGATTAACTTTAAAGACAGGATATTTGAACAAGATGGCTCTATCAAAACTACACGAGTTCAAATTCAAGAAGATATGACGGTAATTACTAGAATTTTAAAAGGTGATGTGTATGCCTTTGATGATGAAACGCTTATTAAGAACGTGTTAGAACAATTCTATCAGGATACATTCCCTAATCGTGCAGAAAATGAGAAGTTTTCACTAGTCGACAGCAAGTTGGCGTTGGTTGATGAAAAATTGGTTGAACTTGATAAAGTTAAGAAAGAACTTGATATCACTCAAGGCTCACTTATGGATTTAATAACTCAAATAGGTGGAAGTTTGGAGGCTGATAAGCATGAAGATAATTCACAACCTAAAAATTCAAGTGAAGGAGGTGACAGTAATGATGGCAATGCTATTCGCGATTAATATTGCTAAAGGGAAAAGAACATTCGCACAAGTTCCTAAATTTCTAAAAGAAAAAGTTAGAGAGTGCTTAATCGATATGGACTTAGAACATTTAGCGACTGAACAATAACAAAGAGGCGGTCAAATGACCGCTTCTATTCTTATAGAAAGGAGACATAATGCTGGAGAATGTTTTATTTATCGTATCACAAATTTTAACAGTTGTGATTTTACCTGCTGTAAAATGGTGGTTAGATAAAGGTAACAAACAACTTGTAGGACAAATTGAAAGTTTAAATAAGGAAGTAAAGAAAACACAAAGTCAAGTTGAAGAAGTAACTCAAATAGGGTTACAAAATAGGAGTTCAAATAAAAGCATAATGTCTTATCGACTTCATAAGGAGTTTGGAGAAGCTTTAATTAAAGGTTACACTACTGCTGATGATTTTGAAGAACTATCTGGACTTTATGCAAATTATAAAGAAATAGGTGGAAATGGGAAAATAGAAGCCTTGTACAACAGATATAGAAAGTTACCTATTAGAAAGGAATAAAATTCAATGAAAAAATTAATTAAATTAAATATTGAGAATACAACAAATTTAAGAGAGATTGAAGATAGCTTCTGTGAGGTCTATTCGCACGATAGAAATAACGGATCTTTTGAATTTGAAATAACTAACGATACGCTAGCTAACGAAACAGTAACAGCGTTATTTAAATTCTTACGAACTGGTGGATATTGGAAGACTATAGGAACAATTGAAGATAATAAGATTAAAGTTAAATTCGACACTAGTTTAATCACGCAGAATGAAGATGTAGTTTGTTACTTATATTTAGATGGCACTGAAAGAGATAGTGATATATTTTCATTTAAATTTAGAGTTAAACTATCTGAATTGGATAAATCTACCCAACTAGTTCACAAGGAACGATACATCAACAATAACGTTGTAATTGACAGATTGAACGTTGTCACTCATGAAGATTTAGAGAAAGTTAAAAGCCTTATCCCTGTTGATGTGGTTAACACAGAAGATTTAAAAAAACAAGATAAACGCATTGACGCACTAGAATCCAAAGCCGACAAGGACACAGTTTACGATGATACTGACTTACAAAATCGTGTTAAATCGTTAGAAGACAAGCCAGAGGTTGATATTAGCAAATTTGCTACTAAAGAAGCTGTTGATGATGTTGCTGCTAAGGTTACAGAGTTAGAGGCTAGACCAGTGACATCAAGCTATGATGATTCTGAAATTAAAAAGAAAATCAAAGAGCTTGAAGATAGACCTGCAGGAAGTGGGAATGTTGATGAAGATATTAAAAACAGAGTGACAGAGTTGGAGAGTAAATTTGTCGGAGTTAATGGAGAGAATATTGATTTAAAAAACCTTGTCACTGCAGAAGAACTAGATTATCAATTTATTAATCGCAACACTTCTGCCGCAATAATTCAAGCTGACAAAGATATTGAAACTTTTTTCTTAGAGAACACAGATCGTAAAGATGTAGATAAAATCCAAGTTCGAGGGTATGTTTATAGTTTTGCGGGTGAAACTAAAATTTTTAAACACAAAAATGGAGATGACTTAGAATTTGTAGGTTTTCAAGGCGCAATGATAACATTGGCTAACGTCCTGCCAAAAGACTACGACAATTACACGTTCAACAACCCTGAAAAACGTGTAACGCTTTTAACCGACCGAAACTTCAAAGAAATGGTAGCTACACCAGAGTTCAAGGCTGTTGTTAAGGAGAGTTTGAGGGAGATAGTCAAAGAGATAATCTCTGAGAATAATTAGAAAGGAGGTGTAACACATGATAAACTGGAACGTAAGACTTAGAAATAGAAATTTTGTAATAGCACTTGTTGGAGCAATCATTTTATTAGTTCAACAAGTAGGAGAGTTGTTTGGATTACATTTAAATTTAAGTGATTTAACTGAAAAGATAGTAAATATAATCACGTTAGTATTTTCGATAATGACGTTGTTAGGAGTAGTCAATGACCCTACCACACATGGACTTTCTGACAGTGAACAAGCTTTAGGTTACAGCAAACCAAAACAAGACTAGGAATAGTCTTTTTATTTTATTCAATTTTAGGAGGATTTTAAAATGGCAGAAATTTACAGCTCATATTTTCAACAAGGGGTATTTTTCACACCACCAAAAAACGCAGTTCTAGGTGTTGTAATTCACAATGATGCATCAAGTATGGGGGCTAGAGCGTGGGATTCACAATTAGTAGCAAAAGTTAACAATGGAACACTAGACACAGGATTCGCAGCATACTATGTAGATAGAAATGACATATTCGTATTCCAACCATCTAACCGCCAAGAATGGCACACAGCGAATGCCTATGGTAACGCAAATTTCATAGGTTTTGAAGCTTGTCAATCTATGACCGCTTCTGATGAAGACTTCTTAGCAAATGAAGATGCAACGCTATTGTTAGCAGCACAAGTGCTACAATCATATGGACTACCAATTAATTCAGACACTGTTAAATTACATCATGAGTTTAGTGCTACAGCTTGTCCACATCGTTCAATGGAATTACACGCAAACGGCGGAGCTTACAACGGAGTAGGTACTGAAAACTGTAGAAATTACTTCATTAATAGAATGAAACAATTGCTGAATGGAGAAGCTGAAACTCCAGCAGTAGTTGAAAAATCTATTCTAGATGAAGATGTGGAGCTTCCAAAACGTGATGAACCTTATTACGAGGCGGAAGTATCAGTAGATTATTATCTTGAAAGCCAACCTACAGAAGCTAGCGAAGACAAAGAGTTTGTTGCAGCTGGAACTCGAGTAAGAGTCTATGAAAAAAAAGACGGATGGAGCCGTGTTAACTACAAAGATTCAGACCAATGGATAGAGGACAAATATTTGATTGAAGCTGTAGAACTTTAATTTGTAATTAAACTCAATTAGTAGTATAATAAAAGTGCTATGCATAGCGACTCCCTTTGACCTACCTTAATTGGTAGGTCTTTTTTTATTTCCTTTTCTATAGAAATTTTTTAAAATTTCCGTTAATAATTTTAAATTTATCTATTGACATTCACGCTCGAGCGTGATATAATATAATTGTAAAAGATAAGAAGAGAGGTAAATAAAAATGAGATTTGGAAGCAGAAAATACAACGCTTATAGAAAACGTAGTTTTACAGCTACAGATAACCAACGTAGAGAATACGCTAAAAAAATGGATGAACTTTCAGAAGAGTTCTCAAAACTAGAAGGATGGAATTTATCAAGCATGAAAGATAGTGCTTATAAAGATTTTGGGAATTACTCAGTTAGATTATCTAATCACTCTGCAGACAATAATTACCACAACTTAGACGGAGGATATTTACTAATAAATATTAAAGCTAGTAAATTAGATTTCGTAGATATAATCAACAACAAACTAGATGAGATCCTAGAAAAAATAAACACACTAGACTTAGAAAAATACAGATTTATCAACGTAACTAAAAGTAATATCAACTGTTACTACAAAGGGTATAAAACTAAAAAGGATGTAATTTAAATGTGGAAAACAATTCAATTTAACAAGCAAAACATAGAATACGATACAGGGGCGGCAGTTTTAATCAAACTGCCAAACCGTTCTAATTACAAAGGTTATAAGTTTTGGCATCCAGCCAAATTAGTGAGAGAAATGCGAAAAGGCAACGGATATTTTCTAACATTAAGCTACACAGATGACTTTGTGTTTAAAGTTTTTAAAACTGATAAGAGAGGTAGAAAGTTAGATAGTGTCGAGTTTACTGGAGATGGTTTAGCTGGAGAGTTTAGACAACTTACTGAATACGATGACACTAGCTTTTTAGAGATAACAGAACCTGTTAAGGTTGACAGAAAAGTAGAAATAATTAAGGAGCTAGAAAGATGATGTTAACCGAAACTCAACAATGGGCGTTTGATAAATTCAAAAGATTAAAAGTTGGTGCTTTATTTATGAAACAAGGCACTGGGAAAACAAGAGTAGCAATAGAATTAATAAAAACTACTGATAGCGACTTAGTATTATTCTTTACGCCCTGCTCAACTAAAGATAATTTACAACAAGAGCTTATTAAATGGCAGTTTAACAGGCAATATATCATAACTGGATATAAAACCTTATCAAACAGTGATAAAACGTATATAGAGCTTTTAAATGCTATTGAAGGTAAGAAAGTATTTATTGTAGCAGATGAAAGTATATTTATCAAAAATGATGATACAAAACGCTATAAAAGATTAATGAGTATCGCAAAAGAAAGCGAGTATAGATTAATATTAAATGGTACACCGTTAACAAAAAACGAATGGGATATTTACAATCAGATGAATTTTCTAAGTGATAAAATCATTGGAATGAGTAAACAAGAATTTCTAAATGTATTCTTTAAAAAGATATCTTATAAAAAAGCTGGCCAACGTCCTAGAGAGTTTTATAAGTTGTCGGATGTCAACATAGACTTTCTACATCATTTAATAGCACCTTATATATATGAATGTGATTTTAACTTTGATAAGGATGAAACTACACAATATATTAGGATAATTGCTAGTAACGATAATAGAGAAGTTTATAACGATAGAAAGCAAGCATTACTTAACTCTCTAGGAAAAGGAGAGAATATAATTCAACAATTTCAAAATCTAGCGTTGTCTTGTTTTAATGATGAAAAGCGACATAAAGAGATAGCAAATTATATTAAAAATCATGGTCAAATAATAGTCTTTTGTACATTCGTAGAAGAAGCAGAAAATATAGCTAATGAATTGAACTGTTATTTAATTACAGGAGCTACACCATTAAAAGAGCGTATTGCTATTCTTGATAAGTTTAAAAATGATAATAAAGCATTAGTAATGACACTGGGTACAGGAGCTTATGGACTTAATCTACAATTTTGCAATAAAGTAGCATTCAGCAGCATTACATTTGATTATGCAAAGTCTGACCAAGCAATTAGTAGGATAAAAAGAATAGGTCAAGAGAATGATATTGAATATATATATTTCACATCAGATTTAGGTATATTTAATATGATCTTAGAAAACAATGAAAAGAAAAGAGATCTTAAAGAATTGTTGATAGATAAGATAGAACAAGGAGGGAGCTATTTTGAAGAAGTATTGTAATTTAAATGTATATGAAGCAGCACAAGAAAGAGTTAAATATATATTTGATGAGTTTGAAAATATATATGTTTCTTTCTCTGGTGGGAAAGATAGTGGGGTTTGTATGCATTTAATGTGCGAAGAAGCACAACGAAGAAATAGAAAAATAGGTGTGTTATTTATCGATATAGAAGCACATTATCAAATGACTATTGATTATGCAAAAAGTATGATAGATAAATATAAAGATGTAATTATACCTTACTGGGTATGTTTACCTATGGAAACTGACAACAGCTTATCTTATGATGAGATGACGTGGAGTTGGTGGGAAACTGAAAAGAAAGATATATGGGTAAGAGCAATGCCAACAATGGATTATGTAATAAATGTAGACAATAATACTATTGATTATTACAAGTATAAAATGACATTTGAAGATTTTGTAGCAAAGTTTGGAAATTGGTATGGAAAGGGAGAAAAAACAGCTTGTATAATTGGTATCAGAACACAAGAGAGTTTAAATAGATGGCGTGCTTTAACTAATCAAAATAAAACTAGGTATAAAGACACAATGTACTCTACAAAAGTAGATAAGAATGTATTTAATTTCTATCCCGTGTATGATTGGACAACAGAGGATATATGGGTTTATTATGGCAAAACTGGTAGTGAGTATAATAAATTCTATGACTTAATGTATAAAGCGGGTGTATCAATTCATAGTATGAGAATTGATGAACCTTTTGGAGATACAGCAAAAGCAGGATTAAATATGTTTAAAATCATAGAACCTAAAACATGGGTTAAAATTGTAGGGAGGGTAGCTGGTGCAAATTTTGGTAATATATATGCTCATTCATCAATCAATACAGCAAATTATAAATTGCCAAAAGGTCATACATGGGAAAGTTTCACATACTTTCTATTAGATACTTTACCAGAAACAGCAAGCAATCACTATAGAGAAAAGTTTGATAAGTTTATAAAATGGTGGACTGAAAAAGGTTCAGGAATGAGAAAAGAAGATATAGATATATTAAATATAAATTATAAAGACGCGGTATTTCAAACAGGAGAAATAAGCAATAGAGGAAATAAAGATAAAGAAATAATTAGATTCAAACATGTGGTTGATACTATTCCAGAGTTAGACAGCAAGCAAGATGTTCTAACATGGAAAAGAATGGCAATGTGTATTATTAAAAATGATTACTTCTGTAAAAGTTTATCTTTTGGAATAAGTAAAGAGCAGCTTAAAAGAAGAAAGGAGACAATGAAGAAATATGAAACAATTTTGTAGTCCAGTATATAATATTAAGGCAATACCTATTGAAAAGATACAAGCTAACAGTTATAATCCAAACCATGTAGCACCACCAGAAATGAAGCTATTATATAAGTCTATATTGGAAGATGGTTATACAATGCCTATAGTTTGTTACTATTTAGAAGATGAAGATAGATACGAGATAGTAGACGGATTCCATAGATATACTGTTATGAAAAAACATAAAGATATTTTTGAAAGAGAAAATGGCTGCTTACCTATATCAGTTATTGATAAGCCTATTAGTGATAGAATGGCATCAACAATCAGGCACAATAGAGCGAGAGGTAGTCATGATGTAGAACTTATGACAAATATCGTTTCCGAATTAGTAGAGAGTGGTTGCTCTGATACGTGGATAATGCGACATATCGGAATGGATGCAGATGAACTGTTAAGGTTAAAACAATTAAGCGGGTTAGCTTCATTATTTAAAGATAAATCTTTTTCAAAATCATGGGTTGTTGATTCTGATTAATTCTGATATAATAATAAAAAATATTTAGGAGCGATAACATGGGTAAATTATCAGAAGCAAAATTAAGAGGAAATAAAAAGTGGGACGACAATAACAGAGAAAGAAAGAGATATATTAATAAGAGATCCACAGCAAGAAACTTTATTAAAACAATGGAACGTGAAGATATTCCAGAATTTGAAACTTTATTAGAAGAGCGTAAAGCTAGAAAAGATTAGTCATTAATGTTATAATTAATATAAGTTTGTAGGATTCAAAATTTACATAAGAGATAGAAATTAATCTATCTCTTTTTTTATTGAGGGACTTTTTAAGGGGCAAATAAGGGGCAAAACTCCTCAAAAACGCGTGTTTTTTTGAAGAAAAATGAAAATAAAAAACCTTTAAAACGTTGAATTTTAACTACTTTTGTGGGGGAATAAGATATAAGAACGTATTTATCCTCA